GCGTGGCGCTGGGCGATGGTCATGACTCCATAAGTCTTTCTCATTTCATTTCTCCTGAAGTTGTCCCCCGGTTTGATTGCTGCTTCTTTTTGGTCTTGGCTTGTTGAGACATTTAATTTCTCCGTAGTGACGCCGCCCGCAACGCGGGGCAACAAGCGCACTGGCATGGTCGAAACCATGCCGCTGCACTCTAAAGAGGCGCGGAACCTCAGACTCACCACCGTCGATCAATGCACGGCAGCGGGTCTGAGGAACATCTTGGGGACAACTGTCCCCGACTTCTCCCTTACTTCTTGGCGGTGAGTTCTGCCAGCGCGCGGCGAATGTCCGCTGCGCTGTACGTTGCCAACAGGCCGGTGATCGCGGTCTTGATGCCGCGCGGCAGCGGCTTCGATTCGGCCTTCTTGCTGCCGGTGCCGACGATGCTGACCATCAGGCGATACAGCGACTTCTTCGCCGCTTCGTAGTTCTTCGCCTCGTTATCAAACTTGTCGCCACGCTCGCCAGTCACGATGTCAACGCCATAGAACGACGCTACCTCGGGCAACAGCGCAGCGCGCGCTGCCTTGGCTCCCTTGCGCCCCATGACTTCGCGCAGTGACACGATGCTGCTGCTGTAGTTGTTGGCAGCGGTAAGGGCGGCATGAACATACTTGGTGATATTCGACATTTAACTTCTCCAAAAGAAAAAGCCCGCAACGTGCGGGCAACGAAGCACTGAGAACCATTCCCGATGCATGACTGCATTTTACCATAAGGTGTTATTGGCTATAGGGCAGACCCACCGTATCCCGGCCCCCCAAGAATTAAAACATCAGTACCTTGCCGAACTGGAACACTATTCCCCAACCACGCCACGTATTTTTATTAAAATACCCCCACCCCATAATATAAAAAATAATCCCATGTTTGTCTAATGTTAGACAAGCACACCAAAAAAGAAGCCCCACCGCAGTGGGGCCAAGAGGAGAAGTGAAGGCTGGAGGGGAGGTCCAGCGGGTATAGAGTAGCACAAAGAGGGACAGTGGGGTAGAGTAAAGGCGAACACCATGTTGGAACATCTCTTAGACTTCTCCCCGGAAGTTCAACCCGCCTTGAATGCCGCGCGGGCAAAGCCGGTTCACGCCCATACCGCGCAAGAGATCATCAACGCCCAATACCAAACCGCTCTCTGGCTCGACAAACAATCCCCCGGCTCCAGCGAAACAGACGCCCCACTATCCCCTGCGCAGGCGCAGGAAACGTTCGAGTTGCTGGTAGGGGGCGCGAACACGGGCAAAGGCACGAACACTGCTGAAGCAATCCTCAATCTGAAGACGCCCATGGCCGTGCGCCAGTTGGTGGGCATGCTGACAGCATACGACTGGGAGTTTGTCGAGGAAGCGAAGAAACTGCGCGGCTACGCCGTTGCCAAGATACTCGACGAAACCAACCACCCCGACTCGCGCATACGCTTGCGGGCGCTGGAATTGCTGGGGCGCGTCACCGAAGTAGCGCTGTTCACGGATCGCGTCGAGGTCAAGAAGACCGAGATGAGTACCGCAGACCTGGATCAGAAGATCAAGGAGAAATTGCGGTTGTTCATGGGCGTCACGGATGTGACAGCAAAGAAAGGAACGAATGATGGCAACGAAGAACTGGATCAAGGGGGCGATAAAGCATCCGGGTGGGCTGCACAAGAGCCTGGGAGTTCCGCAGGGCGAACCGATCCCGGCGAGCAAGATCGCGGCAGCGGCGAAGAAAAGTGGGACGGTGGGCAAGCAGGCGCGACTGGCACAGACCTTGAAAGGCTTAAAAAAAGGCACTTAGAAAAAGTGCGCAAGCAGTGGGAAGATGAAGGATGATTGGCGTCCTTTCTTCCGAAGAAGCCGCCGCACTGGAAGCGGCGTTGCCGGTCATGTCGGCGCAGGAGAAGGCCGAGCTATACGAGTATCTTGAGGAGCGTGAACGCCGCCTTGCGCTGGAGCAGGCGAAGAAAACCGTGTTGGGGTTTGCGCACGCCATATACCCCGGGTTCAAGGAAGGCCCACACCACAGGAAACTCGGAAAGATATTCGACGCCGTTGTGCGCGGCGAAAAGAAAAGGGTGATTATCAACATCGCCCCCCGGATGGGTAAATCGGAGTTTTCTTCCTACATTCTTCCGGCCTATTATCTCGGGCATTTTCCGGACCGCAAGGTCATCATGGGCACGCACACGGCCTCGCTGTCGGAGGACTTCGGGCGCAGGATACGAAACCTCATATCCTCGGAGCAATACACCGCCATTTTCCCGAAGACCACCATCTCCGAGGACCAGAAGTCGGCAGGCAAGTGGTCAACCGATGCCCACGGCCAGTATTACGCGGTCGGTGTTGGTGGCGCGTTGGCAGGCCGGGGCGCTGACTTGCTGCTGATCGACGACCCGCACTCCGAGCAGGACATCAAGGCCGGGACGCGCACGCCGTTCGACATGGCGTGGAACTGGTTCCAGACCGGGCCGCTGCAGCGCCTGATGCCGGGGGGAGCTTGCGTTGTAATAATGACTCGCTGGTCCTTGCAGGATTTAACGGCAAGACTGATTTCCCACCAGATCAAGAACCCGGACTCCGACAAATGGGAGGTGGTGGAGCTTCCGGCCATCCTGCACGAGAACACCGACAACGAGAAAAGCCTGTGGCCCGACCAGTGGCCGCTGGAGCAGTTGCAGATGAAGCGCGCGGGCATGGACCCGAGGTTCTGGCAGGCGCAGTACATGCAGCAGCCCACCAGCGAGGTGGCTGCGCTGATCAAGCGCGAGCAGTGGAAGGTGTGGGAGGGCAAGGAGCCGCCTAAGTGCGAGTACATCATCCAGTCGTGGGACACGGCGCACGAGACGAAAACATCGTCGGACTACTCCGCATGCATCGTCTGGGGCGTGTGGTTCAACGAGGAGGAGAAGGATGTCGATGGCAATGCCAACATCATCATGCTCGACGCCATCAAGAACCGGTGGGCATTCCCGGACCTGAAGATACGGGCACGGGACTACTACAAGGAGTGGGAGCCCGATGCATGCCTGATCGAGAAGAAAGCTGCAGGTGCGCCGCTGATACAGGAGCTTCGCTCCATGGGCATTGCCGTCTCGGAGTTCAGCCCTTCGCGCGGACGCGTGGGGGTTTCCAACGACAAGATCGCACGGCTTAATTCCATCGTCGACATGTTCGCGTCTGGCAAGGTGTGGGCACCCGATACGCGCTGGGCGCGCGAGGTGATCGAGGAAGTGGCGTCGTTTCCAAGCGGGGAACACGACGACTATGTGGACTGCACGGTGCAGGCATTGATGCGCCTGCGTGCCGGGGGATTCATACGACTGCCGTCCGACGAAAAAGACGAGCCAATGTATTTCAAGAGCATGCGCAACAGGGCGTATTATTGAGAGTGGGTATGGCTACGCAGAAATTCATGGGCCGAAACGAGTTGGTGCCGCGTCTTGCGGCCCAGGTCGGCAGCGAAGCACTGGCGAAGAAGATACTTATCGGGCGCGGGCAGATGGACTTGGCGGGACGACTGACGCCCAAGGGCGAGGAACGCAACGCCATGACGGCCAAGGAGCGCGCGCTGGACCGCGCGCACAAGAAGACGGGCCGGATCGAGGGTGCGTTCCACTACGATCCGCAGACCAACCGGGCAACACTGGGGAAAAAGCATGGCTGACATCGAGAAAACCCTGACACCCATGCCTGTCGGACTGGATGCACTGACCCCAGGCGCAGACGAAACACCCTACGAAATCGAGCTTCCTGGCGAAGCCCAGGACACTGAATCCCCCGTACCGCCCCCAGAGTTCACGGCCAATCTGGCTGAACACATGGAAGAAAGTGCGCTGACAACGCTGGCGTCGGAGTTGATCGATGATGTGGACGCGGACATCCTCTCGCGCAAGGACTGGGTGGAGTCGTTCGTCAAGGGGTTGGAAGTCCTGGGGATGAAATACGAGGAACGCACGACGCCGTGGGCAGGCGCATGCGGGGTCTATTCAACGCTGTTGACCGAGGCGGCGATCCGGTTCCAGGCCGAGATGATCACCGAGACATTCCCCGCCGCAGGGCCGGTCAAGACGCAGATCATCGGCGAGACGACCAAGCCCAAGGAAGATGCCGCCGAGCGCGTGCGCGACGACATGAATTTCCAGTTGACCGAGGTGATGATCGAGTATCGCCCGGAGCATGAGCGCATGCTGTATTCGCTGGGACTGTCTGGCGCGGCGTTCAAGAAGGTGTACCTGGACCCGGCGCTGGGGCGGCAGACGGCGATGTTCCTGCCAGCCGAGGATGTGATCATGCCCTACGGGGCGACCAGCGTGTATAGCGCCGAGCGCGTCACGCATGTCATGCGCAAGACCAAGAACGAGGTCAAGAAACTGCAGGTGGCGGGGTTTTACGTCGATGTGGAGCTTGACGATCCGGTCAGCATGCCTACCGATGTGGAGAAGAAGAAAGCCGAGGAGCAGGGCTACTCCATCACCGACGACGACAGGTATCAGTTGCTGGAGATTCACGTTGACTACGACTTGCCTGGGTTTGAAGACCCCGATGAGATTGCACGGCCATACGTCATCACAATCGAGCGCGGCACGAAAAAAGTGCTTGCTGTTAGGCGGAACTGGAACGAGGCAGACCCCAACAAGCTCAAGCGTCAGCACTTTGTCCAATACACCTACATCCCAGGCTTCGGTGCGTACGGCCTTGGCCTGATCCACCTGATCGGCGGCTACGCACGCGCGGGCACATCGATCATTCGCCAGTTGGTGGACGCGGGCACGCTGTCCAACCTGCCCGGTGGTCTGAAGACCCGTGGGCTGCGGATAAAGGGCGACGACACGCCGATTGCTCCAGGCGAGTTCCGCGATGTCGATGTGCCCAGTGGCGTGGTGCGCGACAACATCATGCCCCTGCCGTACAAGGAGCCGAGTCAGGTCTTGGCCGGGTTGCTCGACAAGATCACCGAGGAAGGCCGCAGGCTGGGCGCGATCAGCGACATGAACATCAGCGACATGTCGGCGCAAGCCCCGGTGGGCACGACGCTGGCGTTGCTGGAGCGAACGCTCAAGACCATGAGTGCGGTGCAGGCGCGTGTGCATGCTTCGCTGCGTACCGAGTTCAAGCTGCTCAAGGAGATCATTCGCACCACTGCGCCCGATGCCTACGCGTACGACCCGGATGGCGGGGATCGCAAAGCCAAGAAAGCAGACTATGATTTCGCAGAGGTCATACCTGTCAGTGATCCAAACGCCGCGACAATGGCGCAGCGGATCATGCAGTACCAAGCGGCCATTCAACTGGCTCAGAGTGCACCGCAGATTTACGACCTACCGCATCTGCACCGTCAGATGCTGGAGGTATTGGGGATCAAGAACGCAGAGCAGTTGGTTCCTGTCTCGGAGGATCAGCTTCCGAAAGACCCGATAAGCGAGAACATGGCGTTCTTGGTGGGCAAGCCCACGCAGGCGTTCATCTACCAGGACCACAGTGCACACATGGCAACGCACATGGCGCTGATGCACGACCCGATGATCATGCAGTTGATCGGGCAGAACCCGCAGGCCCAGCAGATGATGGGCGCGATCATGGCGCACGTTGCGCAGCACTTGGCCTTCAGCTACCGCTCCAAGATCGAGGAACAGCTTGGCGTGCAGTTGCCTCCGCCCGACGTTCAGTTGCCGCCCGATGTCGAGGTGCAGTTGTCCCGGCTGGTGGCGCAGGCGTCACAGCAGTTGCTGCAGTCCAATACGGCGCAGGCCCAGCAGCAGCAGGCCCAGCAGCAGGCCCAAGACCCTGCGCTGGCTATCGAGCAGGGCAAGTTGCAGTTGCAGAAGGCCGAGACGGATCGCAAGGCCCAGGCCGACAAGAACAACTTTGCCATCGAGCAGCAGAAGCTGGCGCTGGAGAGGGCACGTATCCTGGCGACCACGGGTACTGCCGGGGCGCAGATACGCTCGCAGGAGAAACAGAACAGCCAGCGGGCTGTGATCGACCTTGCCAAGACGGCGCATGCGGGGCTGCTCAAGCAGCAGGAGAGCAAGAACCAACCTAAAAAGGCCCAGTGATGGACGGGCTGGAGTATCTGACCAAGCAGATCGTGGATCGCCGCGAGCAGATCGCGGTTGCGCTGATCAACGGCAGTGCCAAGACATTCGACGAGTACAAATACTTGGCGGGGGAAATCCGGGGTCTTTCCTTCGCAGAACAAGCCATCAACGACCTCGTGCGGAAAATGGAGCATGACGATGACGACGATGGAGAGTCCTGAACTGTTGCTGGCAAGTGAGAGCGGTGAAGAAACCACGCTGCCTTCCACGCCGGAAGAAAAGGCCAAGCAACTGCCTGATCCTGTGACTTATCACCTGCTGTGCATGCTGCCGGAGGTGGAGGACAGGTACGAGTCAGGCATTTTCAAGCCGGGTTCTACGGTGCAGTACGAGGAGTTGCTGTCGCCAGTGCTGTTCGTGGTCAAGATGGGACCGGACTGTTACAAGGACAAGACGCGGTTTCCCAACGGGCCATCCTGCAAGGTGGGCGACTTCATCATCGTGCGAGCCAATTCCGGGACCAGGATGAAAATCCACGGGCGTGAGTTCAGGCTGTTGAACGACGACAGTGTGGAAGCCGTTGTTCAAGACCCCAGAGGCATATCGCGGAGATTCTGATCATGGCCGACACAAAACCCACACCGACGTTGGACCGTACGGAATTCAATTTACCGGACGACGAACAGAGTATCAACCCCACGGCGGTAAACGCCGGGGAAAAGGTAGAGATCGAAATCATCGATGACACGCCTGCGGAGGACAAGAACCGCGCTCCGATGAAGGAGCCGCCGCCCGAGGTCACGGACGAGGAACTGGAACAGTATTCCGATAGCGTCAAGAAGCGCATCCAGCACTTCACCAAGGGCTACCACGAGGAACGGCGGGCCAAAGAAGCGGCGGAGCGGGAAAAAATCGAGGCGTTGAAGTTCGCTCAGAAGCTGGTGGACGAGAACAAGCAGCTTCAGGGATCACTCGGCCAGGGCCAGACGGCACTGTTGGAGCAGGCCAAGAAGGTGGTCGAGAACGAAATCACGACGGCCAAGCAGAAGCTGAAGATTGCACATGAGGCATTCGACACCGATGCCATCATTGCTGCCCAGGAAGAATTGACTGCGGCCAAGATCAAGGCGGATCGGGTTAGCAACTTTCAGCCCACTTTACAACCCAAAGAAAATGCTGTACAAACCCCGTCAGCTACACCTGCACAAGTCGATCCCAAAGCGCGTGCGTGGCAAGAAAGTAACCGCTGGTTTGGGACCGACGATGAAATGACGGCAGTAGCGCTGACGGTTCACCGAAAACTTGTAGAGAGCGGCATCAGCCCAACGAGCGACGAGTACTACGAGAAGATCAACTCCCGAGTACGCCAAGTGTTTCCAGACGCCTTCAAGGATGCGACATCCTCCGAGACAGGCACCAAGGCTACACCGTCGAATACCGTTGTTGCCCCCGCGACACGCAGCACAGCGCCCAAGAAGATCGTGCTGACGCAGACACAAGTGAATCTTGCTAAAAAGCTGAACGTTCCCTTGGAACTGTACGCAAAGCAAGTTGCGGAACTCAACAGGAAATGAACATGCCACGCATGCCACGCGATCTCGAAAACCGTGAAAACGACGAACGGCCAAAACAATGGCAACCGCCGCAATTGCTTCCGGACCCCCATCCGGAGCCCGGTTATGGGTTCCGCTGGATTCGGCTCAGTACCCTCGGCACTGATGACCCGATGAACATCTCCTCGAAACTCCGCGAAGGCTGGGAACCTGTCAAAGCATCGGATCACCCCGAGATTCAACTGGCTGGAATGACTGCGAAAAACCGCTTTCCGGACAGCATCGAGGTTGGTGGACTGCTTCTTTGCAAGATTCCTTCCGAAATCGCTGCCCAACGCGATGCTTACTACGTGAGCCAAGCCGAGGGCCAGATGACTGCGGTAGACAACAACTTCATGCGCGAGAACGACCCCCGGATGCCGCTTTTCAAAGAGCGCAAGTCCAAGGTGGTATTCGGACGCGGCACGTAACCATCTAGGAGCCCACTATGGCTGCTGTTGCATCACCCTATGGCCTCAAGCCGATCAATCTGATCGGTGGACAAGCCTTCTCCGGTGGCACGATTCGGGAGTATTACCTTCCGAGCAACGTCGCTGCCGCCTACTACACAGGTGCAGTGATGTACCTGAACACCAACGGCGTCATCACCCCCATTGCAGCATCGCCTACCGGCGCACAGGTGCTTGCAGCGGCAGGTAATGCGCAAGCCGCTACGGCGGGCATCATCGGCGTTTGCGTCGGTGTCCGCTACGTGAACCCGATCACTCTCCAGCCACTGCACTCGCAGTATCTGCCGAGCGGCGCTATCACCGCTGGCTACACGGATGTCTGGATCAAGGTCATTGACGACCCCGACCAGCTTTACGTGTGTCAGGCCGATACCGTTGTTGGTTCCAAGACCAACGGTGCGCGTGGCGGCATCGGTCAGAACGTGGCCTTGAAGACCTTCACCGGCAGCACAACGACCGGTCTGGCGGCTACGGTCCTGGACACGGGCGCGAACTGGGGTTCGCTTGCAAGCGGCGCGGCAACGACCACGCTGGCGATGCGAATTGTGGACATTTTGCAGAACGACACGTACCCTGAGGTGATCGTGAAGTTCAATGCGATGGTTCACTCCTACTACAACCCCGTTGGCGTCTAAGGAGTAATAGACCATGGCAATCTCTCGCTCACAACTGCTCAAGGAACTGCTCCCCGGCCTCAACGCACTGTTCGGGATGGAATACGCCCGCTACGGCGAGGAACACAAGGAAATCTACGAAATCGAGAGTTCCGAGCGTTCCTTCGAGGAGGAAACCAAGCTGGCAGGATTCGGCGCTGCGCCGGTCAAGTCCGAAGGTTCGGCAATCACGTACGACAACGCTCAAGAGGCGTGGACTGCGCGATACACCCACGAGACTATCGCAATGGGGTTCTCCATCACCGAAGAAGCGATGGAAGACAACCTGTACGACAGCCTGTCTGCGCGGTATACCAAGTCGCTCGCAAGAGGGATGGCGTATACCAAACAGGTCAAGGCGGCGACGGTCCTCAACCTGGGCTTTACCGGTACCGGCAATCCGACCTACGGCGACGGCAAGGTGTTGTTTGCCACTGACCACCCACTGGTCAACGGCGGCACCAACAGCAATCGCCCGACGACCGGCGTGGACCTGAACGAGACTTCGTTGGAAAACGCAGTCATCGCCATCGCCGCTTGGACGGATGAACGCGGTCTGCTGATCGCGGCCAAGCCCAAGAAGCTGATCATCCCGCCAGCCCTGATGTTCGTTGCCACGCGCCTGCTGGAGACAAAACTCCGCACAGG